AGATTCCTGAGGAGACCGCGGAAACATGGTCCCTGGACAAGGTATTCGACACCCCGCCGCCCGCGCTGCCTGAGGACATGACCGACAGGGTTGTACACACCCCAGCGCTCACCCTGACCTTGGCCAGCGCCGCGGCCCGAATCCCTGTACCCCCGCTGGTGGCGCCGAAGCCCGTGCCAGCCCTGGTGGCTACCACAAAGGCTTCCTACGATGAGGACGATGAGTACGAAGAACTCCTGTATCTTGTCGCCATGGTGATCTGATGAGCTTCCCCACGAAGGACCAAGAGGCGCTGTTGCTCGAGCGCGGGCGGGTGTGGCGGTACGACATTTTCAGCGGGGACATAGCAGCAGCCGGCACCTACAATGTTGGCATCACGACGGGCGCCCGCGAGGTTGTCATCTACAACCGGAAGTACTCGACGACGACACCCCTGTGCAAGATCGCCCTACACGAAGTCACGTTCACGGACGGGACCGACCCACAGTTCGCCAACCGCAGGTTGTCCAGTACCAAAGCGCCACCCGCGACCGTGAAGACTGGGGTGGCCGCGACAGTCGGCGCCGTGATTTTTTCCGCAACCCTCCGCGCCGGGACGGCAACGGGAAACGCTCAAGTTGGTTTCACCGACACACAGGATGCAGTAATCTTGGAAGCCAACACGTCGTATGTGGTCCAGTTCACCAACCTGGGGGCCTCGACAGCACAGATCGACATGTCTTTCAACATCGCCGACACAGAAAAGATCTTCGCGCACAGCGAATTTGGAGGGTGACACCGTGAGTGACAACATCAGTGAACTGCTGGGCGACCAGCCCATGCTTGACGAATCGACGCTGCCGGACTCCGGCACCGACGACAGCGCACTGGGGTCTACGGGGATTCCCGATGACCTCTTGCCGGCTGATGGACCTGGCGAGCCACCAGCCTCGCGCAAGCACGTCCCCCTGGCTGCCCTGCAGGAGGAGCGTACCCGCCGGCAGGAGCTGCAGGACGAACTGCGCCAGCAGCGCGAGCTGTCCGCCAAGATGCAGGAGCGGTTCAACCAGCTGATGGAGCGCATGGCACCGCCCGCGCACCCCGAGCAGCCCGCCGTCGAGATCCCGCCGTTCATCGAAGACCCCGAAGGGCACATCGCCGCGAAAGAAGAGCTGGTCCGCCGCGAGATGGAGCAGATGCGGCAGTTCCAGCAGCAAACCCTGCAGCAGCAACAAGCCGCGCAGCAGGGCCAGGTGCTGGCACAGCGTGTGGCCGCGGCCGAGGAGGAGTTCAAGACCACCACCCCCGACTACCCGCAGGCGGTGGAGTACTTCATTGCCCGGAAGCAGGCCGAGTATGCAGCGTTCGGAGCCGACCCCGTCACTGTGCACCAGCAGCTGCAACGCGACTTCCAAGGCATCGCCCTTGCCGCCACCCAGCGCGGGCAGAACCCGGCGGCTGTCATGTACGCGATGTCCAAGGCGTTGGGCTTCACCGTGCCCCCGCAGGCCCCCGGCACCCCGCCGGCCAAAGCTGCGCCGACCAGCCTGAGCAATGTCCAAGGCGCCCCGCGCGCACCGGATGAGCAGGGTGGGGCCAGTCTCGAGGCCATTGCCAACATGACCGATGCCGAGTTCGACAAATACTGGTCGCAACTCGAGCGCGGTTCCAAGCAACGGCCGAAGTTCTGAGGGTGACAACATGAGCGCACTCGACAAGCAAGTCGGCGGTTCCCACTACCGCCAAGGCACCATCCAGCCCGTGCAGTACATTGAGTCGAACAAGCTGGGCTTCCTGGAGGGCTCAGTGCTCAAGCGCATCACGCGCCACGACAAGGAAGGTGGGAAGGGCCGGCAGGACATTGAAAAGGCCATCCACGAGCTGCAGCTGATGCTGGAGCTGCGCTACCCGCCGAGCGAGGTACACACCTCCTACAGCCCCGCTGTGCCCTTCATGTGCGAGCTGTGCGAATGCTTCCCGTGCGAGTGTGTGGAAGGCGTCACCAACAAGACCCCGCATGACCCCCACGGTCGGACGTAGGACGCACCCCTGCCAGGGAAAATGCACCCCCAGCGAAAAGCAGTGCCGGGGGTGCGGCAGGACCGAGGAGGAAATCCGGGACTGGAATACCTACAGCCCCGAGGAAAAGAGGCGGATCATGGAAGAGCTGCCACGCCGCCTACTTCCACCTGGTGTTCCTGGTGCTGACGGAAAAGGTTAGGGCTTCGCCCGTCTTGTTCGTCATGCGCCGGTACTTTTCGGAATCCAGACTGAACACCTTGAACCCGAAGTAGAAACCCCGCTCGCCGAATGCCACCGACACGAACGGCGCCAGGACCACAGGGATCTTCAACAGCCAGTGGTATTCCGGCGTGAATTCGTTCCACTTCGACGGCACCCAGTCGTTGGAGAACCAGTACTTCGGTTTGGTGATCGGTCGGTACATGATCCCTGAGAACAGCTTGAGGCAGATGCCCCAACCCTTCGCGTCGTACCCGCGTTCATCGTGGTCATACCAGAGGCCCTTTTCGGCCTTCGACAGCACCACCTGCAGCAGTTTCATAACGGACATGTCGTCACCCTCGCTTGTGGAGCTTCATTCTACCACCCGACAAAGGTATGCTGTGTATGCAGGGTCCGGTGTCACCCGCCCAGCAGCGCGGACCCCGGCCGCGCGATAAAATAAACCGGGGACCCTTTCACCCACTGTGCACTTGGGATACACTTGCCAAGCACACACAAAGGTGCTACCGCCGCTGCAGGGCGTATCTGCTGACCGCACTTCCGAGCGTTTCGGACAAAACAGAGGGCCAATCAACTAACCGAAACTCACGGGGATGCCATCATGGCTGATACCAACTACGGCGTGAACCACCCGCTCGCAGTGAAGGTGTGGAGTCGCAAACTCCTGCACGAAGCACTCAAGCAGACCTGGTTCTCCAAATTCATCGGCAGCGATTCCAACGCTGTCGTGTATATGAAGAACGACCTCGAGAAAGGTCCGGGCGACCGCATTCGTTGCGGCCTGCGCATGCTCCTGACCGGTGACGGTATCCAAGGTGACAACACCCTGGAAGGCAGCGAAGAAGCCTTGACCACCTATTCGGATGACCTGCTTATCGACCAGCTGCGCCACGCGGTGCGCTCGGCCGGCAAGATGTCCGAACAGCGTGTGCCGTTCTCTGTGCGTGAAGAAGCCCGTCTGGGCCTCACTGACTGGTGGGCCGAGCGTCTCGACGTCTCGTTCTTCAACCAGCTGTGCGGCAACACCAGCCAGGCCGACACCCGCTACACCGGCAACAACGCGACCCTCGCGCCGACCACCGTCGTGTACGGCGGCGACCACGCAGCAGCCACTTCGCTGACCGCCAGCACCAGCAACGCGCTGACCCTCCGCGACTTCGACAAGGCTGTCGCCATTGCCAAGACCCGCAGTCCGATGATCCGCCCGATCAAGATGGGTGGCGACTCCTACTACGTGGCCTTCCTGCATACCAACGCAGTGTTCCAGCTGCGCGGCCAGACCGCTACCGCCCAGTGGGCGGATATCGAAAAGGCCAAGGTGCAAGGCGGCAAGGAAAGCGGGATCTTCACCGGCGCCATCGGTGTCTACAACAACGTGATCTTCCACGAGTCGACCCGTCTCCCGACCCTCGGTGCCCTTGGTACCCCGGCGACCGGTGCCGAAACCGACTTCCGTCGCGCAGTACTGTGCGGCGCCCAAGCGATGATCATGGGCTATGGTCAGGACGGCGGTTCCAGCGTGAGCTGGACGGAAGAGCTGTTCGACTACAAGAACAAGCTCGGCGTTGAGGCTGGCATGATCTTCGGTATGAAGAAGGCCGTCTACAACAGCGTCGACTACGGCGTCATCACCCTTGCTGGCTACGCGCCGGCTCAAGGCTAACGGGGGCTAGATCATGGCAACTTTCACCTGCAGTGCAGCCCTGCCCGGCGTGCAGCCCAAGAACGTCTACAAGGGTGCTGTCAGCAAGGTATTCAACCGCCCGGACGTGGCTTCGGCCGCTGCCGGGGACGTGGTCCTTTGCTGCAAGATCCCGAACCGGGCCATGGTGCTCGACTGCGCAATCCGCATGGGCCACCGTGCGGACACCCAAGCGACCGCCAACGTGTTCCTGGCGAAGGACGCCGATGGCTCTGCATCCTCGATTGCCCAGATGGGCACTCAGGTGCTGTCGGCCACTGGTGGCGCAGTGATGTTCCGCCCGTCCACCACCTGGACCCCGACCCGCATCAGCCTTTCGGACGATGCCGCGGTGCAGTACGCGCTGCTCAAGGTCAGTGTTCAGGCTGGCACCACCACGACTTCGTTTTCCATGGCCGGCTACGTGCTGTACTCTATGGATGACTGAACGTGCGGCGAGACCTAGGCCCCTTCGGGGGCCATTTTTTTGGAGGCGAGAAAATGATTGACAAACGCGAGGGGTGCTCCAAAAAAGCACCGAAGACCCAAGAATCCTACTTCAACAACGAGCCGGCGATGCCCAACAAGAGCAACGTCCAGCCCAGCCAGAAGAAGGCACCGAGTGGTCCAAAAACCGGGCAGTAACGGAAGCCAGAGGGTGACACATGCAACTTCCAGCAGAAAAAATGCTCGCCGAAGCCGTGGGCTACCACAAGATCGGCGAATACGCCAAGTGCGTACCACTGTACAACCAGCTCCTGAACATGGAGCCCTTCAACGCAGGTGTGCTGTACCTGATCGGTGACGCCGCGGTGCGCCAGGGGTGCAGCGGCCTCGCGATCAACCTTCTGTCCAACGCCGTCTCGATCAACCCCACCCCCGAGGCTTTCACAGCGCTCGGGTGCGCCTTCAAGGCCGAGGGCTTCATTGAGGAGGCACGGGGCGCTTGGCAAGAGGGCCTCAAGATCGGCCCGTCCGCCGAGCTGTTCAACAACATGGCGGCGACCTACGCCGACTCCTGCCAGCCGGAAACGGCGATGGGGTTCATCAACCGCGCGCTGTCCTACAACGCTGACAACCCGAACGCCATCTGGAACCGGGCGCTCGCCGGGCTCACCGTGCGCGACTGGCCGCAGGCATGGAAGGACCACGAGAGCCGTTTCCACCCGCAGGTGCAGACCGTGTCGACTCGCCGCGACTATGGGTGCCCGATGTGGGACGGCACCCCCGGCAAGCGCCTGGCGGTGCACGGCGAACAAGGTGTCGGCGACGAGATCATGTTCCTGTCCATGCTGCCTGAGGTGCTCGCGCGCTGCCCGGACACCGTGGTTGAGGTCGACGCCCGCCTGATGGATACCGTGGAGCGCACGTTCGGCGTCGTGACCTACGGCAACGAGCAGGCGATGAAGGCGCACGAAAAGCCGTTCGACGCCTGCATCCCGCTGGGCAGCTTGGGTATGCTGCTGCGCCAGACCGACGCTGACTTCCCTGGTACCCCCTACCTCAAGGCCAACCCCGAGCGCGTGGCCTACTGGCGCCGGCAGTACGCCATGCAAGGGCCGGGGCCTTACATCGGGGTGGCATGGCAAGGCGGCACCAAGTCGACCCGCCTCGCGCAGCGCACCGTGCGCGCCAGCGACCTGCTGTTCGCCAAGAAGGGGACCGCCATTTCGCTGCAGTATGGCGAGGGTGCACAGGTCGACGCGCGCAAGAATGGATACCTGTTCTGGCCGGAGTCGATGGGGATGGACATGGACGAAGTGTTCGCCATGACCGCGGCCTGCGACCTTGTCGTGACCGTGGCGCAGACCCTGGTGCATGTGGCCGGGTCCATGGGGATTCCCACCTACGTGCTCACGCCGCTGCACGCCAGCTGGCGCTACGGCATGCAGGACACCATGCCTTGGTACGGCAGCGTCAAGCTGCTGCGCCAGAAGAAGCCGGATGACTGGGGCCACCCGCTGGCTGAGGCCAAGCGTGTCGTGGACAAACTGTGCAAGGGGTACAAGGCATGAACACCATCAGTGACGAGTACCGCGCGCTGAACGCGCGTGCCCACCAAGACAACGACGGGTTCGGCGTGCGGGGCTTCAAGCACCTGCCGAAGGTCCTGCAGGTCGCCGAGCGACTGAAAGCTGAGACCGTCCTGGACTACGGGTGCGGGGGGAACACCCTCGCCGCCCACGCCCGGCGCGTGAGCGCACTCAAGTTCGCCGGCTATGACCCGGCCATCCCGGAGTATGCCGCAGAGCCGACCCCGGTAGACCTCCTGGTGTGCACCGACGTGCTCGAGCATGTGGAGCCACTGTACCTGACGAACGTGATGGAGCACATCGACAGCCTGGTGCTGCGTGGGGTCTACCTGAACATCGCGTGCCGCCCGGCGAAGCGGGTGCTGGCCGACGGCCGCAACGCACACATCCTGGTCCGCAACCCGGAGTTCTGGTTCGACGTGGTGCGCCAATACTTCGATGTCATCGAGTACAAGGCGGTCATTGGCCACTCTGTCAGCATTGTTGCCACCCGTGAGGGGTACTGATCATGGACATGATCCGGCTGTTCGTTGGGCACGACCCGCGCGAAGCCGTCGCCTACGATGTGTTCACCCACAGCGTGCTGAGCCGCGCGACTGCGCCGGTGTCGTTCACGCCACTGGCGCTGAACACCATGCGCAACCACTACCGGGAGCAGCATGAGGACGGGAGCAACCAGTTCATCTACTCGAGGTTCCTGGTGCCCTACCTGTGCGGCTTCATCGGCTGGGCGATCTTCGCAGACGGCGACATGCTGTGCCGGGACGATATTACCAAGCTGTGGCGCCTGCGCGACTCCAGCAAGGCTGTGCAGGTGGTCAAGCACCAGTACAAGACCAAGGCCAAGCAGAAGTACCTTGGGAACAAGAATGAGGACTACCCCCGCAAGAACTGGTCCTCGGTGATCCTGTGGAACTGTGGCCACCCGGCCAACCAGCGGCTACAGCCGGAAGTGGTCATGGGGTCCACCGGGGCCTACCTGCACCGCTTCTGCTGGCTCGACGATGAGCTGATTGGCGAACTGCCGCACACCTGGAACTGGCTGGTCACTGAATACGACCATGACCGGTCGGCATCCCTTGTGCACTACACGCTTGGTACCCCTTGCTTCAAGGAGTACCGCAATTGCGACTACGCGGATGAGTGGTACGCCGAGCTGCAGGAGATGCTGGCGGTCCCTGGCAACCGGAAAGGCTGGGCCGACTATCTGGCAAAGCCATAGCATAGAGGAGTATCATTGCGCAATGCATAACCCAGTCGGAGCGAGACGGCCATGCCGAAGAAAGCCAAGAAGCCGGGAAAGCCGGCACCAAAAATCACTGCCAAGCGCCCAGCAAAACCGCGCCCAACTCGTGGGGCTTATTGAATCATGGCCACCTTGGGAGACATGAGGACGCGCATTGCAGATGAACTGCAAATCGACGAGTCCACTCAAGCCACCGAGATCGACCGGGCCGTGTTCAGCGCGGTCCGGTTCTACAACGACAACGATTTCTGGTTCCTCGACACCGCGCCGACCACCTTCACGTTGTCGGCCACGTCGAACTACGCGCTTGGCACCATCCTCCCCGACCGCTCGCAGATCAAGTCCATCAGCCTCCACCTGACGCCTGGCCGCACCGAACTTCGGTACCGCACGCTGCAGGAGATCCTGGACCTGGACTTCGACGACGCCTACACAGGTGTGCCGCTGTACTGGACAATCGACAACGACACGCTCATTGTGCACCCGGTCCCCAACGTCACGCGCACCGCTGAGGCGTACTACAGCCTGCGCTACTCGATGACCGCCAGTGCGTCAGCGTCGAGTGTGTGGACCAATGAGGCTGAGGAGCTGATTCGCCTTCACGCCGAAGTGGATATTCTCGAGAACCGCATCAAGGACTACGCCGAGGCCATGCAAAAACGCGGCAGGCTGGCCACTGTGGTAGCCAAGCTGGACGAGAAAACAGTGGCCATCCGCGGCCTACGGCGCATGAAACCATTTATGTGAGGGGCCGGCAATGGCACTGGAAACTGCATCCTACATCGCTGAACTGGTGGCCACGAACCCCCTGTCATCCGACCCGGTTGGGCGGGGGGATGACCACCTCCGGCTGCTGAAAAGCGTGCTGCAGGCGACGTTCCCGAACCTTGGTAACGGGTTCGCGCGCAACGTCAGCTGCAGCGCCGGCTACACGGTGCTCTCCACCGACAACACCGGGTTGCTCAACGTGCCCGTGGCCACTGGCGCTACCATCACCCACACCGTGTCGCTGCCTGCCATTGCATCTGTGACGGCAGGTTTCTACCTTGACCTCCATGTGCCAGGCCCCACGGACGTCGTGATCCTGACCCCCACAGGCGGCACCAGCATCGAAGGGTCCGCCACGTTTACCTTCGGGCCGGAGTCTGGCGGTCGCATCTTCTACGACGGCGCGACCTGGCGTGTGCACCAGTACCCCCTGACCTCCAACGGGACCTACGCATTTCACGGCGCGGTGACAATCTCCGGTGCCACGCACCTGCAGAGCACCCTGTCCGTCTCCGGCGCGGCCACGCTCGGCAGCACGCTGACCGTCTCCGGCGCGGCCAAGTTCCTTGGCGCAGTGACAATCTCCGGTGCCACGCACCTGCAGAGCACCCTGTCCGTTTCCGGTGCCACCACGCTCGGCAGCACGTTGTCCGTCTCCGGCGCTGCACACATGAAGAGCACGCTTTCTGTCGGCGGCGCGACCACACTTGGCACCACGCTGACCGTCTCTGGTGCGTCGCACCTGCAGAGCACGCTTTCTGTCGGTGGTGCGACCACACTTGGCACCACGCTGACCGTCTCTGGCGCAGCGCACCTGCAGGGTGCCTTGTCCGTCGGCGGGGCAGTCACCCTTGGCACCACGTTGACCGTCTCCGGCGCCGCCTTCTTCAACAGCACGGTCACAATCTCCGGCACTTGTGTGGCCGGTGCATTCATTGCTGGGAACATGCCACACGCCTGGGTGGCCCTCGACATGACTGGCACCCTTACCGCCAGGGACAGCTACAACGTGTCCAGCCTGACGGACACGGCGACCGGGCGCTTCCGAGTCAACTTCACGAATAACGCAGTGAATGCCGACTACGCAACGGCCATGCATTCAGCGGCAAGCGGTGTGCACTCCCTGTCGTTGCAGGGCACGTACTCAGGCGGCGCTACCGACAAGACGGCTACGGGTGCCACATGTGACGTCCGCGATGGCGCTTCTGCGCTGCAGGACTCTTCTAACCTGTCCGTGACGTTTACCGGTGGGGGTGTGTGATGGTTCAGCGTGTAGTGTTTAACCACAACGGCGTCACGGCTGTTCTTGTCCCGGTCATGCGGTCGGGACTGACCCTGGAGCAGATCATCGCCAAGGATGTCCCCACTGGTGCCACTGACATTGCAGTGGTCGACCACACCGACCTGCCGGCATCCCGTGGGTTCCGCGACGCTTGGGTGAATGTCGCCGGCACTGTGAGTGTCAACCGTGCGCGGGCGGAAGGCATCTTCTGGGACCGGGTGCGTGTCGAGCGTGCCCCCCGCCTTGCCCAGCTAGACGTTGAGGTGATCAGGGCCTTGGAAGAGGGGCGCCCAACGGCACCCCTTGTCGCGCAGAAGCAGAAGCTCCGTGACGTGACCACCAAGGACCTTTCCAGCCTGAGCCTCGACCAGCTGGAGAATGCCAGGCTCGATAGCGTGCTCAACCTCCCGACCCGGAGCACCTGACATGCCGATCAAGCTGGTAGAGGAAGTTGGGGCTATCGGTGCAGTAGCGGACGTCAGTGCACTGAAACTCCCGGACGGCGCATGGTCGGACTGCGAGAACGTGCGGTTCGACGGGTACGTGGCCCGCAAGGTCGCCGGGAGTCGCGTGGTCTTCGGTAGTCTGTCCACCACCGCCTACAGTGTCTTCGCACACTCCAACTTCGATGGCACCCCGTTCTTCTGCTACGCCGGGCTCACCAGCGTGTTCACCGTGTCGAACAACACGCACTTCGACATTACCCGCCAGAGCGCCACCGTGTCGGGCACGGCGACCAACCGCGCGTACACGACCGACGCCACCGAGCTGTGGACAGGGGGTGTGTTCGGTGGGCTGCTGTTCCTCAACAACGGTCTGGATGTGCCGCAGGTGCAGCTGACGCCAACTTCCTCATGCCGGCTGTCCGACCTGGCGAACTGGCCAACCACCGTAACGACGCGCACAAACTGCCTACGCGCCTTCAAGAACTTCCTCGTGGCGCTGGACGTCACCAAGGGTGCAACGCGGTATCGGCAGATGGTCAAGTGGTCCGCCAGCGCCGACCCGCTCACTGTGCCCAGCACCTGGAATGAGGCAGACACCACCTCGGACGCTGGTGAAACGTCGCTCAGCGACACCGATGGCACCGTGATCGACTGTCTGCCGCTGCGCGACGTGAACATCGTTTACAAGGAGGACTCGGTCTACGGCATGCAGTATATCGGCGGCGCGTTCATCTTCCGCTTCTACCAGATCTTCAAGGGTGTCGGCCTGCTGTCGCGCCGGTGCGTTGCCGCCTTCGAGCAGTACCACTGCTTCATCGGGAACGACCTCGATGTGTACGTGCACGACGGCACAACGCTCCGCTCCATCGGGCAAGACAAGTGGCGCAACTGGCTGAACGACAACATCGACGGGACCAACTACCAGCGCACCTTTATGGTACCCAACCCAGTGACCACCGAGATCTGGATATTCGTGCCGACCGGCGATGACGACTACTGTTCCAAGGTACTGATGTGGAACTGGCGAAAGGATACCTGGGGCGTCCGCACCGTGGACAACGTGTCCGGTGGCGACATTGGAGTGATCCAGTCGACCGACTACATCGAGAACTGGGACACAGTGCTCACCACTTGGGAAAGCGAAGTCCGGTCATGGTCCGAGATGTCATCGATCCCGCCGGGCAAGCGCCTGGTGCTGGCCAGCCCAACCCGCCTTACTGGCCTGATCGAGACCGAGATTGGATCGAGCGAGTTTGGCGCCGCGTTGCCGTTCTACCTCGAGCGCCAGGGCATGTGGGCCGCGCCACTCAAGATCGACAACAACGCACGGGTGATCGACCTGCAGTCGGTGAAGTTCATCCGGCGCATCCGGTTCCGCACCGTGAGTGTCAACTCCAACAACATCACCTTCAAGGTAGCGGTGCAGAGCGACGTGGACAGTGCACTGGTCTACACGGCAACCACCAAGATGATTGGGACCACCGCCGAGGTAGTTGTGCTCAAGCGTGGGCGCTTCCTGAGCATCAGGATCGAGTCTTCGCAGGACGTCGACTTCGATCTGCACGCCATTGAAGTCGAATCCGAATCCTCGGGGATGTACCTATGAGCTACGAACCGACACACCCCGGCGAGGATGTCATCCCTGGGTGGCTGTATGACGAGCTGAGCCGCGTTGCCGCTGAGATGTACCGGCCCACGGTGCTCCAGCTGGAAGTGCTTCACAGCGAGCCTGAAAGGCCGCAAGATGGGATGATCGCTTTCGCAGACGGCACAGACTGGAACCCCGGCACCGGGGCTGGCGTTTACGCACGGATCAGCGGTGCCTGGTCCAAACTTTGAGGGTATCGACATGGCGGGTTTCATGGACTATCTGAGCAACTTCATGGGCCAGAACGGCGGGCAACTCCCGGCCGGGCTGCAGAGCATGCAGTCCATGGGCGCCGGCCTGCCGCAGGGCCTCCTGCAAGCTCTCCAGCAGAGCCAGCAAGGTCAGCAGGGCTTCGGGCTCGGGCAGCAGATGCCGGGCATGCCACCGCAGGCGCAAGGTATGAACTCGATGGCTGGCATGCTTGGTGCACAGCCGCAGGGGATGCCCGACATGGCGTCCATGATGCGTACCATTGGCCCGCAGATGATGTCCATGGGCCAGGGCCAGCAACAGCCGCAGCAGCCGTTGGGGCAGCTCCCCGTCGCCGGCCAGGGTCGCCAGATGCCGGGCATGCAGGGCTACCTTGCCCAAGGCGGCGGCATCGCCCCGCGCGCCATCGTGGGACGTCGCTGAGATGTCCGCCCTGGCACCGGTGCCCTGCCAGCACATTGACGAAGTGTGGGGGTTCGTGGAGCCTCTGGTGGCGCGCTGCTTCAAGAAGATCAAGGAGTACCGCTGGCTGCCGGAGGACATCAAGTTCTACCTGCAGGAGCGGGACATGCAGCTTTGGCTAGTGGTCGATGAGGCCGATGCCTACGGGATTGTCATCACGCAGATCCTGGATTCGCCAAGAGCCCGCGAGTGCCAGATATTCATGATTTGCGGGAAGTTCCCGCGGGATTGGCGTAAAATTCAACAGGACGTCGAAAAGTGGGCAATCGACATGCAGTGCACCCACGTTTCGGCGATGTCCCGGCCAGGGTCCGCCAAGATTAACGGGATGGAAAAAGGCCTGATTCATACGTACCGGAGGTTGTGATGGGCGGCGGAAGCAAGAGCGGCGGAAGCAGCACAACGGTGCAAAAGGCCGATCCCTGGAGCGGTGTGCAACCGTACCTGAGTACTGGCTACAAACAACTGCGCGACCTGTACATGCCGGGTGGCCAGCTGGGTGAGGGCCCGCAGTACTTCCCGACCTCGACCGTCGCAGATCCCAATGCACTGGAAGGCACCGGCCAGGACATGCAGATCGACGCCACGAGCCAGCAACAGCAGGCAGCCAACCAAGCGCTGCAGGCCATGTATGGCATGGGCATCGGTTCCAACTTCGCCAACATCGGTGCCGGGCAGGCGCTGGGGGCATCGCAGGGCCTCATGGGTGCCGGGCAGTACGGCCTCGGTGCTGGCCTTCCCGGTGCTACCCAAGGCATGAACCAGCTGCTGGCAGCCGGCGACGTCGAGAACAACCCCTATTTCCAACAGGCCATGCAGTCGGCAATCCGCCCGGTCACTGAGCAGTTCACCGAGCAGGTGATGCCCGGCATCCGCCAGGGCGCTATCGGCGCCGGCCAGATGGGTGGGTCGCGCCAAGGCATCGCAGAAGGCATCGCCGCACGCGGCTACCTTGACACCGTGGGCGACATTACCGCGAACATGGGCAGCCAGGCGTATGGCCAAGGTCTGCAGGCGGTACAAGCAGGCGGTGCACTGGGCGGGCAACTGGCGGGACTCGGCCTGAGCGGCCTTGGCACTGCTGGTGGGCTCGGTCAGGGCCTGTTCGGCGAAGGCATGACCGCTGCCGGACGTCTCGCTGCGCTGGCACCCACTGTGCAGCAGTCCCTGCTGATGCCTGGGCAGACTCTCGAGCAGATCGGCCAGCAGCGCACCGCCGACGAGCAGGCGCAAATCGACGCGAACCTGCAGCGGTGGAACTACGAGCAGCAGCTGCCGTACAGCATGATATCCGACTACCTTGCCATGCTCAACGCGTCTCAGGGTGGCACAACCGCCAGCACCATGTCGGGCCAACAGGGTGGCGGCAACCGCATGATGTCCGCGCTCGGTGGTGCGGCAACTGGTTCCATGTTCGGGCCGTGGGGTGCGCTCGCGGGCGGCGCTCTCGGCCTGTTCATGTAGGAGGGGTGATGGCAACTTTCGCGGATATCCTGCAGGGCCTGAACACCCGGCTCACGACCGGCATGAACCAGCCGCTGACCCAGCTCGGCCTGCAGATGCTCGCCCAGTCCGGCCCGCAGGCCAACAACCCTGGCTTTGGTGCGCGCCTTGGCCAAGCCGGCATGGGGTTCGCACAGCAGCAGGGGCAGATGCAGGAGCTGCAGCAACAGCAGATGCTGCGCCAGATCCAGCAGCAGCAGATTGCCGCTGCAGCCGCAAAGCAGGAAAGCGAGAACCGCGCCCGGTCCCGCGTGCAAAGCATGATCCAAAGCGACCCGAACATCCTGGCCAACAACCCGCTGGCCCGCGCGGTGCTCGAGTCCACCGGCGACTACAGCGCCATCGGCGACCTGGCCAAGCTCGGACCGCAAACCCCTGCTGCCCCGCGCATGCCCTGGCAGTTCGAGCAGAAGTTGCCCACTGGTGAAGCAGTGCAGCACATCTACGACCCGGCAGCCGGCGGCTACCAAGCTGGCCAGCCTTTCCGCCCGACCGCTCAGCAGAACGTCGATATCCGCGGTGCACAGCTTGGCCTTGGCCAGCAGCGCTGGGAGACCGAACAGCAGTTCAAGGAGCGCCAGGCCGCAGAAAAGGCCAGCCAGTTCCAGCAGTCCATCGGCCAGCGTGAGCAGCAGTTCGGTGCACAGCAGCAGTTCCGCGAGACCGAGGCCCAGCGCAAGCAGGGCAACTGGACTACGGAGCAGGAGCGCGCCGCGAAGCAGGCCGAGACCGCAGCGAAGCAGGCTGACACCGCAGCCGAGAAAGAGCAGCGCCAGCAGCGCGCCGAGTTCCTCAAGAACAACGTCGAGCGTGGTTCCCTGCGCAAGCAGTTCGCCGGTGCCACATCGCAGATCGACAACGCACAAGCGCTCGCCAAGCAGGTGATCAACCACCCTGGCCTGGCCGGCAACTTTGGTGTCCGCGGCTCGGTGCCGAACATTCCGGGCAGCGACGCTGCAGACGCGGCGGCAGTGATCAACCGCCTGCGCTCGGTCGGTGGCCTGCAGGAGATCATCAAGCTCAAGAACTCCGGCGTGTCGTTCGGCCAGCTGTCGAACTTCGAGCAGGAGCAGGCGCAGAAGGCGTTCGTCAACCTCGAGAAAGCCCAGAGCGTAGAGCAGGCCCGTGAGAGCCTGCGCGTGCTTGTCGACTCCCTCGGGAAGCTCAAGCAGAACATGTCGACCGACTATGAGAGTACCGACCGCCTGTATGAGCTGCCGGGCCGCGCCGAGCCGCGCCAGCAGCAGCCCGCCGGTGCACCCGCTGTCGGTGCTGTGGAAGACGGTTACGAGTTTATGGGCGGCAACCCCGCAGATCCGCGCAGTTGGAGAAAACGCTAATGGCCGGGCCTTGGGAGAAATACCAGGAAGCGCCGGCCACTGAGCCGGCGTCGTCGCAAGTGTCTGCTGCCGGGCCATGGCAGAAGTATGCCACCCCCGCAGCGCCCGCTGCCCAGCCGGGCAACTTCGATGACCTGATCAAGGCCACCGCGCAGAAGTACAAGCTCGACCCGCGCGAGCTGCACGCCATCGCCAAGACCGAATCCAATTTCAACCCGCGTGCCGTGTCGCCCGCCGGTGCACAGGGGCTCATGCAGCTGATGCCGGCCACGGCCGCCGAGCTGGGTGTGCAAGATCCGTTCGACCCGGCACAGAACCTCGAGGCCGGCGCCAAGTACTACTCGCAGCTGCTCAACCGCTACAAGGGCAACCGGCAGGCCGCCCGCGCCGCCTACAACTGGGGCATGGGCAACCTCGACAAACAGGGCATGAAGAACATGCCCACCGAGACCCGCGACTACCTGGCCCGGATCGAGCAGGCCATGGGCGACACCGACGTGCCCAGCACCCCGGACGTCACCCCCGAGAATCCCCGCCAGGACTGGGCCGGCGCCGCCGACGACCTCATCGAGCGCAACCGCGAGCTGGACCAGGCCGCGGCCACCACCGGTATCTCCCGCGAGGAGTATTTCACGCAGAAGGCCGAGGTCGCCGAGGAGTACTACGAGCGCACCGGGAAGCGCCCGGAGTGGTCCGGCACCGAGGACATTACCCGCGGTCTTGGCCAGGGCATCCTGCGCGATCCGATCCAAGCTGTGCAGCAGATTACCGACCTTCGGTGGGCGATCCCCGACGTCGTCGAGCGCCGCCTGAGCCCGACTGGCCAGACCAAGACTGAAACGGAAGCCGGCGAAGCCAAGGCTCTCGAGCGGTACCGCGCCGCGGTCGGTGAGGGTGGGTTCGACATTGGCCGGTTGGTCGGCAACATCGTCAACCCGGCCAGCATGGCAACCGGCGGCAGCGGTGCACTACCGGCGTGGGTGGCGAAGCTCGCGCCCAAGGGGCAGGCTGCTGTTATGGCAGCGATGCGTGGTGGCATAGGCGCTGGTGTGGAACCCGTGGACCCAAGTGGCACTGGGGGCATCGCTGGCCAGAAGGCTGCGCAAGTCGGCATCGGTGCACCATCGGGCATGATTGGTGAGGGTGTGACGCGCCTTGTCACCAAGGGTGCCGGGCACGCAGCAGGTGCCATCGCCGACCAGATGGCGCACGAAGAAATCTCAGCGCTGGTCAAGCTCAGCAAGGATTGGGGTGTCGACCTGCTTGCCGGTGACTACGACAACAACCGTCGCATCCTGCGCGGTATTGAGGGTCGGCTGCTGAACTCGCAAATCCCTGGCCTGAACATCGACCTGCGCCTGCAGCAGAAGCAGGCCCAGTCCGCTGCGTCGAAGCTGCTCAGTGCACAGAACAAGCAGATGCAGTCGATGACCTACACCAGCCTTGACAAGATCCGCGAGGTCGCCGCCAGTGACAGCCGGCGCTCCGGTGAAGCGAAAGCGATCCTGCGCATGGTGGACGAGGCTGGCACCGATGCTCGCCGCGTTATGCAGGCATCCGGCAACCTCAAGTGGCTGCGCATGAAGCTGTCCAGCGATGACCTGTTCGACCAGGTGGAGCGCATTGCCGGCGAAGCCGATGTGCCGCCGAATGCCACCCTGCAGGCCCTGGCAGACGCCGAGAAAAAGGCCGGCACCGTGGTGGATGTGGACAGCCAGACACTGCAGCTTATCTCCCGTTGGCGCCAGCGGCTGGAAGGTGCGCCGGATGAGGGCGAGGAGGCCCTGGCCGAAGCCGCCGAGGGCGCAGTGCCGAACACCTACATGCGTATGCGCGAATTCCTGACCGACGTCCGTGGGCGCGCCGAGCAGGCCACCACCGCCGGCACCACCAAGACGGGTGCACTGTGGCTCAAGGACATTGCCAAAGCAGTGCAGGCCGACATGGACGCTTTTGCCGAGGCCACCCCCGCGCTCAAGACGGCGAATGACCGGGCCAACCGCTTCTACCAGGACCGCGTACTACCGTTCCAGCAGCCGACCATGGCGAAGGCCCTCAAGTCGGACAACCCGGATGAGGTATACGGCGCTTTTGTGCGCAGCGGCGCCGACTGGAAAGGCGATACCGCACAGCTGGCGCTGTACAAGGCGCTAGACCCGAAGGGTCAGGCAGCGGTGCGCAGCGGCATCCTCGAAGATGCTTTCCGCCAGGCCACCGACCCGGAGCACTTCACGCCGACCGGGTTCAACAAGATCTTGCGCCAGACCGGCTACGAGACCTATTTCCGCGGCACGTCACGCACCGAGCTGGACGGGCTGATGCATATCATGGACCGGATCAGCCGGTCGGACCCGGCGAAGCTGGCCACCTTCAACCCGATGCTGGGCAACCTGGCCAGCTTGGGCGGGATCGGCATGGCCACCGGCACAGCGGCGCCGGCCACAGTCGCCAGTGCACTGGCTGCTACCGGGGCGATGAAGTGGCTGGTGACTACGAACGAAGGACGGCGCTTGCTGTACTCAGCCAACCTGCTGAAACCAGGCGTCGCCGAATCCGGATCGAAGGCCGCTGCATGGGCGCAGCTGCTGGACAACATCAACCGCCAAGTCGCTGGGGGCGTTGGTCGCGCCACCGGCGTGGAGTCTGGCAGACCGCAAGGAAACCCACGTCCGCAGGAGTGACGAGCATGGCCAACCTCGATGATCAAGTGGCAGACATTCGCGAACGCGTCGCCGGAATTGAGGCGAAGCTTGGCTTCCTGCAACGGACGATGGAGAGTCTCAGTGCACAAGCGCCAAAAAGCGGCGGGGCCATCGTACTCCCCGTCGCTCTGGTTATCACCGTGCTTGAGATTGTGAAAGTGGTTGCCGAGCGCGTGGTCTAACCTCCAAGCCTGCTCAGCACCACGGCGATGACCATGAGCACCGGTGAGGCCACCGCAAATACCACCAGCAGGGCAGTGTACGCGGCGAGCGCCGCCAGACGCCCTCTCACGGCCGCCGCTCCAGCGTCTTGCGCCAGTCCTCGGTATTGTCGAGGCACCGCATCTGTTTGGAAGTGGACGATGACCGCGACCACACACGCGACAGTGCCGATACGGTAGGGCGCTCCCCGTACCAGTACCAGGTGCCATCGCCATCTTGCGCGAGGTACCTGGCCCATTCCGGCGCGCCGGCCCAGCTGGGTTTAATGTTCATCAGTGTCCCCCAACAGCTTGTTCATCCGCTTGATATTCGCGTCGACTTCCTCCGGCGTCATCTGGCGCAGCGGAGGCAGATCTTGCCAATCCTCTTCCTCTTCCTCTTCCTCTTCCTCTTCCTTGAGCATGGCCTGCTCCAGGGTGATCGAGATTGTCTCAGCCTTGTCGCAGTGCTCACACTTGAGCCCGCCGCTCAGCAGGTTGCCAACAAAACGCATGCGCTCACCGCAGCTCTTGCACAGATCTTCGTTCACGGCTTCTTCCCCTCTTTGATAACATCGGCAGCCGTAGCGCAGCGGCGCAGCATATCGGCCAGCATTTCTTCCCGGTTGTCGTCAGGGGTAAGTGGCATGGGGATGAATGGCACACCGCGCTCTATCATCAGAAACACCAGCTGGGTTGAACGCTCAAGGATGTAGGCGTCTTCGGGGGTCATTGGATTGTCTCCGGTGCATGGTGGGTTTTGCTTTCCGCAACGCAGCTCGGGCACCCGTCATAACGGAAGTGGAGCGGGTTGCCATAGTGACAGACAATCTGTGCACAGGTTGCGCACTCGGGGTCCGGGCACCCGCGCAGCAGTGCACAGATGGCATCGTCCAGTTCATCGGCGTGCCGGGTGGCCTCGCGCCAGGCCATCACCGCTTCGGTCAGCAACTTGTGCATTTCCTCGCGGGTCATTTCTTGGCCCTCTTGTCGTAGCTGCGTGCGCCGGCATAACCGAGGTAGCCGACCGTGAAGGTCCACCACAGTTCTTCGGGGATCGCAGCGAACCCCTTGCCGACATTGGCGAAGAATAGGTCCATGCTGTCGGGGTAGAACACCCCCATCAGCGGCGCCAGCACCGACATACCAAGGATGACCGTGTAAAACACATACAGGAACGATGGTCGCGCGCGGCTGGTCCACGGGTCCGCGCTCTTGGCCTCCTCGACAATGGCGCGCATCCGCACGTCAAGGTCGCGCAGATCCCCTTCCTGCTGCAGCTTCAACAACTCAAGCTCGGCTTGTGCTCTGACAGCCGGGTCCGGGATGGCGCGGTTAAGCACCTCCCTGCCCAGCTCCAGAATGCTGCCGATGATCAACGGGGTCATGGTGGGTACCTCAAGGAAGGCGCGTCCCTGCGCCAAGGTTGGTCAGGACTTCCACTTGGCCATCAGGCTTCCAATGTCCAGGCCACCGGCCGCCGCCGGCGTGGTCTGCTGGGTCTCCTGCTGCACCACCTGTTGTGGTACCGGGGTCTCCTGCACCGGGGTGTTGGCCTCACCGAGCATGGATGCCAGATCCTGCTGGAACTGCTCGCGTTGCTGGGGCGTCTCCGCAGCCCTGGCGGCTTCCATTTCGGCCTTGGTGCGGCGGCGGCGCTTGAGCGGGGTCTCGGCCGCGGGCGGCAATTGCAAGCCAGGGTGGGCCGCCGCAGGGGCTTCTGCAGCTGGTGCACCGAACTGCACCACCTGCTGCGGTACCGGACTCGCCAGCTGCTGTTGCTGCTCTGCCGGCGCCTCAAAGTCGCTCTCGCGCAGAAGGTCGGCCACCTCCTGGCTCTTGGACCGGTCAAGCAGATTCATCGCGGTCGCCTTGTCCACGAACCCGACCGCAGCGATCTTGACCACCGGGTACTGGATGGCCGGGTCGAACCCCATTTCGACCAGCACGGACTGGGTCGGGATGTTCGCATTGCGCAACTCGGTGTCCAGCTTACGCAGCGACTGCATGGACATGGTAGGGACATTGAAGGTCATCAGCTCGTTCGGTGCACCTTCCCACACCAGCACCACCAGCTTGCGGTCGCCGCACGCCTTGCCGCGCCCAGTCACCGGGTGGCTGCCGAATGCATTCTTCGGGCAGCCGGCACAGTTGCCGCACTGCGCCGCCTTGACGCCCGGCGCCGGGGTCTTGCCGTCATTGCTGTAGCAGTCCGGCGCGTCGGTGCTGCCGGGCACATAGCCCTTGGCATACCATGCCTTGGTGATGTTCTGTGCGCTGGCGACCAGCACCGCCTTCACGGTCGGCGTCGGCAGAATCATCTGCTGGCCGTCCTTGGTGACGCACCACTGCTTGGAAGTGGTGACGGACAGCTTCGGAGCGCGGGGCGTGATGCCGGCGCCCAGGCCGCTATCTTCGTAGGTCAGTTCCCCACCACGCAGGTAGTCGGGCAGATTGCTGGATACGGCGATCAGGTTGTTGCTCATCGTTATTTCCTCACTTGGCACGGGTAAAACGCAGGGTGGCGGTTTGAGTCATTTCCACCCCCGGCGGAAGTTCGTTGTTGACCTGCAGGTATTCCTGCACGGCCTCGGCCGATGCGCGCTTGGTCAGGAAGTCGGCGTCACCGCGCTCGAACACAAAGTCGAAGAAGGCTTCGGCGTCCGCGACACGGACGGAAGCGTTGTTGACCACCACCACCTGATGCCCAGCGCTCGACTTGCCGCTGCTCAGGTTCAGTTGGTTCATCGCAGCCATCAGCGCGGCCTTGACCTTGTCACGCACCTTTTTGATGTCGGCAATCTCCGCCTCCTTTTCGTCCACGAAAGCGGCAATCGTCGCGTACTCTTCCAGCAGTTGGTTAAAATCGCTCACGCGTCACCCTCCAAACAGCTTCAAGAAAATACCGGACAGCTTTTCCTTGCCCCGGAGCGAGGCGTACACATGGGCCTCGGTCGGGGTAGAACAGAACTCAACCACCAGCGGCTGACCTTCCTGGCCGTACCGAAAGATCCGGTCATTGAGCTGTGCATACAGCTCCAAGTCGTAGATTGGCCCGAACCAGCACACGGTGCTCGAACGGGTCAGTGTCACACCGTGCGCGAGCGTCTTCGGCTGGCACAGAAGAAAGTCAATCTGGCCAGCTTGCAGCCTGGCGATAATCTCGCCGCGGGCGTTCGGTGATACTGCACCAATTATATACTCGACGCGGTATCCTTTCGCGGACAAATCACGCTTTAGGCGATGAATTGTGTGTATGAACGGGACTGCGACGATAACCGGGCTGTATTCGACTTCCTCATGAAGATCCACCAGGGCCTGAATGCGCGGCCCGCACGGAACCTCTACCTCGACGCCCTTGTTGTCGTAGACCGACCCTGTTGTGATCTGCACCAGCTTGGTGATCAGCGTTTGCGCCTCCTTCGCGTTGATCTGCTGGCCGGCGTACTGCGCCTTGCCGGCATCGATCATGTCCTTCAGCAACTTTTGCTGCTCCGGAGTGAGCGGGATGTCCTTGCGCAGGCGGATCGGTTCCTTGATGTCGCCCATCACCTGCTCGCGCGTGTAGCGCACAGCGGGCTGCATGAAGCTGTGCACCCGCTCCAAGGCATCCTTCTTCGGCACCCACACGTTCGGGTACGGCTGGTTGCACAGCATGTCCCGGTATGCCTTGAAGCTCACCACCCGGCCATCCCGGCGACGGGGCAGGTTGTCCGGGTTTATCAGCAGGCACTGTGCGTAGCTGTCCAGGATGTTCTTGGTCAGTGGTGTGCCAGTGAACGCCCAGCGCCCCGGCTTGCACAGGTTCATCAGCATGTTCAGCGCTTTCCAGCGGTTTGTCTGGCTGTTGCGGTAGTAGCCGCTCAGTTCGTCGATGACCACCAGGCCAGGGCACCAGGTGCGCAACTCGTGGAACATGCTGGCCAGGCCATCCGGGTTTATGATCGCCACCCCGTTGAAGCTCGCCAGCTCGGCCGCCTGCTTCTTGCGCTTGCGGGCCACGTCCAGCAGCATCAGCGGCACGCCCGGCGCAAAGCTCTCCATGTGCTCGACCCAAGTCGCCCGGATGACCGACAACGGCGCGACCACCAGAATGCGCGGCACTGCACCGTAGTCGTACAGCAAGCGGATGGACTCGACACTCGGGAAGGTCTTGCCCGATCCGCAGGCGCTCAGGTTATAGGCCCGCTTCCAGCTCAACAGGAATTCCACCGTTGCCACTTGGTGCGGTTTGGGCACAATCTTCTGGCGGGTCAGCACCGCGATTGAGGAGGCCATATCACCACCCGTACTTCGCGCGGTAGTCGCGGTAATACGCCTGACGCGCTTCCTTGTGGGCGTGGTAGTAGGCACTGGACGCGGCGCGTTTGCAGCACATGCACATGGTGCTCAGCAGGTCGCTTTTGGATGTGTCCTTGTAGTAATCCGACACCGGCTTGGTCTCGCCACAGCGAGGGCAACGCTTCTCGGTTTTCATGGTCAGTTCCCCAGCTTGCGGTTCTTGTTGTTCGGGCACTTGAACGCGCCGCACCAGCTGCAGGCGTTGCACGGCGTGCGGGGTGGGTTGCCCCCGGCGATCAGCTTGTCCGCATACTCGAACTTCTTCCACCAGTTCGACATGATCAGTGCACTGTCCTCGATGTGCTTGGAGAAACTGCACTCCGGGTGATCGACATACAGGTACTGGACCTCGGTTGTCAGCGCGCCGTGCGTCATGTGGGTGGCCGCGCCGTAGAACTCCGCGTCCTCTTCGTGCTCGGTTTTGTGCTTGCCGGTCTTGTAGTCGATGATGACCACATGCCGGTCCTTTTCGATATACAGGTCCAACGCCAGGCGCACCCGGAGGTTGTTGCCTTCGAAGAATGGCGTGCGCTGATAGTCGATGCTCATGCCGAACTTGTGCTCCGGCACCACGGTAGCGCCGCCGTTGCGCGCCTCGATGACGTTGCCGACAAAGGCGTTGAACCGTGCCAGTTCCTCCGGCAGCTGCAGCTCATACTTCACGGCATCTTCCAGGCTCTTGTGCACCTGCCGGCCGCGGTTCATTGCGTCATTCGGAAAGTCCTTCCACTCCTTGGTGACGTTCTTGGCGTAGTACATGGCCGGGCACTGTTCGAAGTCCCGCCACTTGCTGATGCCCCAGATTGGGATGTTCATTCGTCATCTCCAAGTGCCGCGTCAAGGCGGTCCTCAAGATCCACCGCGTCGACCGGTTCTTCATACCCGTCGTCGCCGCACTCAAGGTGATGGCCGGCCTCGCGGGATAGGTCCGACCACATGAAAAACCCGCACTCGCTGCAGTAGTTGCTCATCACTTTGCCTCCAAGTACGTGTCGCCGTAGGAACCCTCACCCTTCAGCGGAATGTCGGCGCACCATGCCGGCGCCATCGTCTGCACCTGCTCGATGATGCCGTTCGCCTCCTCCACCAGGTGCGTCGGCACCACGAACCCCATTTCGTCGTGTACGGCCATCGCCAGGCGCAGGCCGTACTGTCGCCAGGCGATACGGGCGTGGAACATGAAAGCGTCGTAGCTCAGGGCTTGGATGATGTTTTCAAGGAACGCCCCGCCGAAAATCTTCTTCCACTCCTGGCCCTTGTTCCGCCCCTTGTTGACCCGGTATACCCAGTCGCCGTCTTCGTTCACGCGAAGCTCGGGGTACCAGATCGACCGGCCGGAGGGCAGGACCACGCGCCCACACTCGAAGCGCACACCCTTGACCTCGAACGGCTCGCCGAACCCGGCGACCACCGGCAGTGCCGTCTTCTGCAGCAGATCCCACCTCCCGACGATGGCCGGGTGGCTGTTGCGATAGCCCACCTTCACCGACTTCGCCAGTTGCTCGTCCGCGGTCTTCACCCCCTGCGATTTCAGCGATGCCAGGATCTTCGCGTCACCCGACCCGTAACCGCAGGACAGTTCGCCCTGCTTGCCGATGAAACGCTCCGCGTCGTCGGCCTTGGTGATCGGTCGGCCGAAGATCTTGGACGCCAGCACGCAGTAGGGATCGCCCCCGTTGCGCAGCAGGTCGACCAGCCACTGCTCACCACACCACCAGGCGTTCATGCGCAGCTCGATCTGGCTCAGGTCGCGCACCAGTAGCTTGCGGCCGTTGGGCACCCGGATGCAGCCACGCAGGTCACTGCCGCGCCCCAAGTTCTGCATGTTGTACTCTTCGCCGCCGTGCCGCCCAGTGTGCGCCTTGGCGTAGGCCACCGGGAACGGCAGCTCGGCCGGCAGCCTGGCGAACACCTTGGCCCTCGACTCCACCTGTGCAGCCTTCTCGCCGATGCGCGTCTCATAGAGCGCCTGCACCCGCATATCTTCGTGCTCGGCCAGGGCCCTGAAATCTTCGTCCTTCGCTGCGAAGGCGTAGGCTACCTCGCCGGTACGGGGGCTGATCTTCGTCGGCGGCTCGACGCCGCACACGCGCAGCATGTCGGCGAAGGTTCCCGCACTGCGCAGCATCTTGCGGGTGATGCCCAGCTCGGCAGCTGCTTTTTCCTTGGCCCGGACTTCGGCGGCGTGGATGCCGGCGGCGCGCAGGGTGTCCATACGCAGTTGGGGGTAGACGCCCATGGCCAGGGTCAGATGGATGTCATCCAGTGCCATCTCCCAAGGGTACTCCTCGGCCAGCAGTGCACTGAACAGCCCGCGCATCACCTTGTTGTCCTGCTTGGCGTAGACGGCCATCCGCGCTTCCTGCCGGGGGTCCAGGTCGCGCACCCCCTTGAAGTCGCCCAGCACGTCGACCATCTTGTGCATGCTCGGGTTGTCCGGCCAGTAGTGTTTGCCCAGCGCCTCCAGACCCATGCTCAGGTGTGGATACCGCGTCGAAAGTGCACCGCGTGCCATGCTCATCGTGTCGAACAGCATCACCTCGCGGGTGAATGCGCCGCCGAAGAACTTGCTCGTGATGCCGTGGTCGAACAGGCCGTTGTGGCAGCACATGCCGTCGATGTGCGGCGCGACGTCACCGAAGAACTCGCGCAGCTGGGGACCCGTCACCCACTCATTGTCGCCATCGTCCAGCGCGACGGCGGCGCCGTGCACCTTGAAGCGCGGGTCGTTCAAGTACTCGGTGCGGATCATCCCGGAGTTCTTGTTCTTCAGCTTGTACACGTCGTCGTAGTAGGTCTCATAGTCGATGAATAGCATCATAGGTGTCACCCTCAAATATCAAAATGCGCCGCTCTCACTTCACCCACTTCGTTCCGCCACCGCTCGATGTTGCGCCAGCACCAGACGTTGCAGGAGATCCGTGTGCCAGTCTTGCTCGCGTAGTTTGTCGGGAGTTGCACTGCGCCAAGGTCAGCCAGCGCTGACGGCAACGTCTTGTTGTTCAGTCGCAACCCCTTCATGTTTCCGGGGTATAGCGTGTTCAGCTGCTCGATCAACCCCGTGTACCGCCCAAGGTCCTTGTCGAATGGCGGTTTGGCCTGTGCGATCAGATCTTCGATGAACAGGTGCAGCCCGCTGCGCGACGCAAGCTGGGTCTTCCTGCTCGCCTCGGTCTGGGGCGCTGGTGCGTGCGGGTCCCAGTCGGCGGTGAATGTCCAGCGGCTGAATACGCCGGCCAGCAACTCCGGGCCAGGCCCGTCGATCCAATCCACCAGTCGCTTGTAATACTCGTTGTCCTTGCGCTCGGACTCGCACCGGAGCACCAGGAAACGGCGGTCGTTCTGCATCAGCGGCAGCGCATCCTCATTGTTCGTGGTTACGATGTAGTGCGCCACGTTGCGCACCTCCTTGCTCGCCCTGCCCTTACCTTCGAACTGGACATTTTCCTCGCTGATCATTGATTTAAACCGCTCGTACCCGTCTTTCCGGTCTGAGCTGGCCATTTCGTTGAGCACCACGATTCGCTTGTGCTCGATGGCGTCCATGAAGTTCTTCTGGATCTCGTGCCCGGTGCAGCTGGCGACCAGGCTCTTGCCAAACACATGGGCGATCAGCTTGGACAGAACCGTCTTGCCCACGCCCCCGCGCTTGGAGTACAGCATGATCGCTGTCGGGATCTTCACGTCCGGGAAGCGCCATAGCTGCGCCAGCCAGTTCAGGAAGTACAGGACGCCCTCCCGGTCGCCGTCGCTGATGAACATCAGGTGCTCGATCAGGATCATGATGCTGGCGTGTGTGGCGTCCGGGTCCGGCTCGGCCATTTCCTGCTTGAGGAGGTACCAGCGGTTGAATACTGTGCTGTCGGCCTCCTCATCGTCCTCGGGCACGTTGGTGGGTTCCATCACCACCCGGCGTACTGTGCGCTTGCTCGCGTCGGCCCAGTTCCACCAGCATGCACCGCTCGCCATGCTGCGCAGAAGCCCCTCGTTGTCCACCAGGGCGACGTCGCCGTAGTGTTTGGTGCAGTACTGAACAAAGCCCTCCTTCCCCAGTTGATCCCCGCTTGCAACGTGGTAGGCCACCGCCCGACCAGCGCCCGCGAACATGACAAAGTCGCGGGAAATCTGGTACAGGACGGGCAGTGAAGTCGGTTGGATGTTCATTGGATTTACCTTGCGACAATTTCGAGCCGAGCCCGTGCGATCTCATCGCAGAACCATTGCCACCCTCTTTCACGGGGTTTAATGCCGACAAAATCGCTCCCAAGAGTCCCGAACCATATCACCTTGGCGATGCTTTCGTCCGACAGTTCGCCGATTGTATTTTTCAATCGACGGTGCGCCGCGTTCGAAGGTCCGACGTTCGATCCCAGCCGGATCAGCGTATTCATCGTCAGCCACAGGACTGTGGACCGGTCCGGCACCGCGCCCAGCTCGAACGCCGGCTGGGTCAGCAGCGCCACGACGCGCGCATCCCGGCAGGCGACGGCGTCGCGCAGCGTAGAAACCTCCTCCGGGCTCGTAGGCCACGCATTCGCCACTGCCGAGGGGTCTAGTAGCACCCCCGCGATACTGCGCTCCCTGATGGCGCTCAGGAGCCCTATGGCCCAGTCGGGGGCGTCCTGCAAAGGACCCTGGCGCAGCCACTTGTATGAGGTGCCGGACGGGTGTACCGAGGGTGGCGCGACCATGTAGCCGTTGGCCAGAATGTCGATCTTGCCGCTGGCGCCCCGGTGCACTGTGCGCAGCGCCGGGCAGCCGTCCGGGCGCCGGTAGTAGAAGTGTGCACCCTTCGTGGTCAGCACCACGTTGTTGCAGGGCTCGGGCGTATTCGCCATGGCCTCCATGACAGCATCCTTGCTGTCGCAGTCGACCACCAGCAGGCCGGACGGGCGCAACAGGACCGCGCACCCAAAGCTCGGGTTGTACTTCCACTGCCCGGCAATGCCAGGGATAGGCAGTGCACAGTCGCTGTCGGTCAGGTGCTTGAACTTCACTGCCGGCTTCTTTGTGCCGGGCACCAGGGGGATAGGCAACCATCCGAGTTCGGTGTAACTGTGCACCATTTCATGTGCGTTCATATTGCGATTCCATTGTCGATTACACATTGTTCGTTCTCTTGGCACGTCAGCCACTTGATAGCGTACTGACATGCCCAGCCACTTGGTGCCCACATGCATACATCGGGCAACCACAGTTCTTTCGGTACTTCAGCCTCCTCAGCCATCGCCGGGGCTTGAAAAAGCAGCGGCAAGTTGACGGCAAGTGCAATTACTACAGTACAGAATACAACCACTTTGTAAGTGACCATGTTCTGTTACTCCATCATGAAAGCTGCCGCCTCCTTGTAGGTGGCAAAACTTCCAATTGATTGGCCGGCGCAAATCACATGCCAGCGACCGTACCGCTTTTCAATGTGCACCTTGTTTCTCCACTTGTTCCCACTCGACTTGCAGCCAGAATTGCCTAGCGTAGTCGATCATCCTTTGTGCAGCTTCCCATTCCCCGTCGTGGGTATCAGCCTGTGCGAATGTGGCGGATAGACGGGCGAGGATGTAGTTCTGTTCGGTTGCTTTGCTAGGGACCATGGGGTGTCTCCTCTGGTTGATAGGTGGCGCGTCCATGCGCTCGTTTTGTCTCACTCCGATTTTTCGATGAGCCAGTCCAGCAGCCTGAGACGCTCGGGGTTTTCCCACAGATCACCATTCGCGGTGCCTGTGTCGAACTCATCTTTGCCGCCGACCGGGTACACAAGAGACCTGTAGGCGGCCTCCTCGGGGTCCAACGTGTCAAGGTATTCCCCGAATAACCGGCTCATTTCCTTATCCACGTTATGCGCCATTGCATCGTTGGTGCCGGCGTCGGTCATCTTCCCTTCGAGATTCCAGCAGATGCCGCCTACCATCATGAACCACTTGCGCGGCGTCTTCCCATTCACGAACTTCAGCGCCTCGGTACGCACCTGGCGCAGCATGAAGTTGAGGAATGCGCGAGTCTTGCGGGTTTCCGGGTTCATTGTTTCGGTCCTTTGTGCATGTGCAGTGTCGGCCACTGCTCGGTATGCGCGTCGGCCATGAACAGCTTGGCGCAGCGCACACAACGCTGTGCACGGCCTTGGTAGGCCTCGCTCAGCCATGTATGGCCAAACAAGCGGTAGTAGATCGCCCACTTGCGAAAGTCGCGTGCGTCGCGCAGCTGCAGCTCAGCCATGGCGACCAGGACGTTCCTGTCCATCACACGCTCCGGATACCGCGTCGGGTTTGCGCGGTCACTTTGGTAGACTGGATGCTACCGTTGAAATTGCTTTCTACATCAGCGCGCACACCAGCCGGGACCACCCTGATAATGCCACCTGACTGCAGGAAGCTGGCCACCAGGTGCGCCAGCTCGACGCGCAGCGCTTCCTTGTCTTCGACCACACGGTCGCGCTCCTCGATGGGGTACGCGTTGACGAAATCGGTAAAGTCGACGTCGAGCATGTCACACCTCCGGCTTCTGCGTGCGGTTGAAAAGCTGGAAGATATTCGTTTTCTCCTTCCCGAGCATCCCACGCAGACCGGCGAATCTCACCTGTGCATCCGTGTGCCGGCGTCTCGCATCGCCGCTCATTTCCTCGACGCGCGCGTACTCCAGCGCCTTTGTGCACTTGCCGGCTGCGCGCCGAATGTCGTTCATTGCCGCCAGCATCGCCGTGTGCGCCTGCTCATCCGGGGGCACAACAAGGTAGCCCTTGCCGCGCACGTTGGACAGGTAGATCCGGTGCTGGCGCAACAGTGTATCCTTGAACTGCTCAAACCTGTCCATGAACGTGAGCGCCCACATGCGGTTGTCCATTGTGCCCTCTGGCGGCATGTCGAGCATGTCGTGCAGCGCGTAGTGTGTGACCAGGTCGCCGTCCTTGTAATCACGTTCGAAGTATGCCGCCACAGCAGCTTCAAGGCTCCAATTTTTCATGACGCAACCTCGACGTTGAAGCGCCCGAACTTCGGGCGGTAGTCGCCGACACCCACGTACATGCCGGCGTCGGTCAGGCACTTGATGACCTCCTCCCTGTTGATGGTCTCCTCATCGAACATGATCTCGCAGGTAGTCGACCAGCTGGCGAATAGCGGGCGGTAGCGGGTGATCCGGGACGTGGTGACTTTGACCGACCGAGCATCTGTGAAACGCCCGTCCTTCCACATTGCTTCTGCGCTGCGTGGGCCGTCATACGCCAGGTAGCAGCGTTCATCCATCACTTCCACCGAGCGCTTGAGCTGCGCACCGAGCTTTGAGAGCTTGCCGCCAGCGACCAGCGCGGATTCCAGATTCACGCCGGGCAGGTACGGGCCTTTGTCGTCAATGTACAGGCCGCCCAGCCACTCGCTCTTGGCGATGCTCTCGTGGTCATCGTCCGTCTTCTTGCGCTTCACCGTGAGCGCCTTGTGCGCCTTGGTGAGCGGGTGAAGCGGGTTGGCGTAAATGTCCGCGTGCATGAGTAAGGGACGCGCACCGGTGATCTTGAACTTGATGATTTCCATTTTCGATTCCTCACATTGCCATGATTGGTAGCGGTTGCCACCCGAACAGGGGACTCTTGGAATCCCCTGCCGGCTGTAAACAGCCCCTGCCTCGCCCCGCCGTGCCCAGCCCGGCCTCGCCATGCCGTGCCCAGCCTCGCCACGTGGTGCTGAGTGCACCGGGAAGACGACTCGTCAGAATCGCCAGCCCGCTGTAAACAGCCCCTGCCTCGCCTTGCCAAGCCGCGCCCCGCCATGCCGAGCCGAGCCGCGCCCTGTGAATTACTCCACCGAGTAGCCAAACAACTCGGGCTTGTCCATCATCTTGTTGATCGCCCGGCTCGAAATGAGCACGGCGTTGATGTGTTTCAGCACGCGGTCGCGCAGCTCGCTGTCAATGTCTGTCCGGCACGCCACCAGCTGCGAGTGTCCCGGCGTCACCTGGAACGGCGCTACCAGCTCTTCGCCGATGAATCGCCAGGGTGCATAGGGTGCGTTGCCCGTGCTCACTTCATCGCTGCTGTAACGTCTCATGGCCGATCCTCCTCGGGATCTACAGTGGGGACCCACGCCCCAGTATTCAGGTTGTAACGCCCTTTGCACCCGTTGACAACGATGGGCAGCGAAAGGGGGTCGCCAGCTGCCTGCACCGGGAATAGGACTTCCTGTGCCGACCACGGGCCACCCATGCACACCCGTACCTCGTACTTGGTCTTTGCGGTCGGGAGTCTCATTGTGCACACTGCGGTTTGACTGCTGGCGATGCCTCGATGATCTGGAAAATGATCGGCTTCCAGGTGCGCCACCAGCGCATCGCCATGCGATCCATGTTTTGGATAACCAAATCCGAGGCGTCGCGCCATAACTCAAGGGGGTGCTGCTGACACCCAATGGCCATTGTGTCGTGTGTGTACACAACGCACCACCGGTCGACCTGCATCGATTTGACTTCCAGCATGTTGCCGACCATGTAGCGAAGGCAGGCGCCGGAAAGGTTGGTGCCGTAAAGGTCGGTACCGGAAAGGTTGGCGCATGAAAGGTTGGCGCCGGAAAGGTCGGCACCGGGAAGGTTGGCGCCGGAAAGGTTGGCGCCGGAAAGGTCGGCACCGGAAAGGTTGGCGCAGGAAAGGTCGGCGCCGTAAAGGTTGGCGCCGGAAAGGTTGGCGCCGTAAAGGTTGGCGCCGGAAAGGTCGGCGCGGGAAAGGTCGGCGCCGGAAAGGTTGGCGCCGTAAAGGTTGGCGCCGGAAAGGTCGGCGCGGGAAAGGCTGGCGCCGGAAAGGTCGGCGCCGTAAAGGTCGGCGCCGGAAAGGTTGGCGCGCTGGCCTTTCTCGTGGTGCGTGTCGACCCACAGTTTGTGCTGTTCGAGCACGGTTTTCAGTTCTTGGCTATCCATGATCAAATTACCCCTACGGCGATGACGGACCAGATGACGGCGACCGGGATAAGGCAGGTCCACCAGTACGGTTCGTTCTGGCTCACGAACATGCTCACGATCAGCCCATTGAATATGGCCAGCACTGCGATGACTCCAATCATGACGACTACCTCAAATAGGTGCACATCCTTGTGCGGGGAAGGTCAGGCTACGGCCGCTTTGAGAGCGTTGGCCATGGCCCAGATTGCACGGTTCAGCTTGACGTCGGACTCGGCACCGGTGACAGCGCGGGTGCTCGCCCGGCGGCCGGTCACGGGGTTGCGCCCGGACTGGCCACCCTTGACCAGGTTCTCCTGCAGACGGTTGAATGTGGCCCACATGTCGTCGCCCACATCCTCGCGGCGACGCGGCAGCAGGATGCGGTCTGCGCTCACCGGTGCCAGGCTCTTGCCGGTCTCCTCATCGGTGCCGTAGCGGTACTCCAGTGCACCGGTGGCGAGCGCCACTTGCGCTTCGCGGGGCAGGATCAGGCCGCGCATTTCCTCGCGGTCGCTGGTCACGGTCTGGAAGTTGTCCAGCACCTGGTATGCGCCTTCGATGACGTTGTTGCGGGCGTCGCCGCTGTGCCGCACGCTGGTGTCCATGGACACGTCGCCGTGCACCAGGCCGTTGGCGCACACGAACCGGAAACAGCCGGCAATCATGCGGTATGCACTGGTGCCGTCGTGGCTGTTCATCAGCAGGATCTCATTCGCGGTGCCGCTGTCGTCGTGGATCTGGGTCACATGGCGCAGGCGCAGGAAGTGTTTGGTGAACTCCGCCTTGCCCCCTACACGGGTGCGGCCTTGGGCCACTGCGAAGGGCTGGAAGCCCTCCCGGCGCAGCCCGTCCAGCACTTCGATGGTCGGAATGTACTCGTAGCGGTCCGAGCGGCTGTCATGCTTGCCGGCGGCGAAGATCGACGGCGCGACGCGCATCATCTGGTCATCGGTCAGCGGCTGAGCCGAACGAACCGCGCCACCTGCAAAGCCTTTGAACATTTTCATTTTCTGCTGCCTCTGGTTTGTTGTGCGTCCGTGCCGTTGTTCCTTGTCTAACCTTGTATCACGGTATCACGGGGGTGGCAACCCCTAGATCAATCCATTTTCAGCGAAGCTGTAGACCTCGCACGGGGTCAGATCCTCCTGGTCCTTCGACCTCGAACCACCCACAATCATGTGGTCCAGCACACGCACGTCCAGCGGGGTCAGCGTGTCCATCAGGGCCGGCGTGAGCACCAGGTCAGCGTCGCTGGGCTCGGTATGCCCACTCGGGTGATTGTGCACCAGGATGACCGCTGCAGCGTTGTGCTCAAGACAGCAGCGCACCACGTCGCGCCGGTGCACACACGACTGGTCGATGGTCCCACGGTAAAGCACCTTGCAGTCGATGAAGTCGTGCGCCGTATTCAGCAGCACCAGCGCGAACAACTCGCTGGGCTCTTGCGCGAAGTTCAACCGGAGGAAGTCCTTCGCCACGCTCGAATGGTTCATCGTCACCCCCGGCACTTGGAGTCGCTGGCGCAAGATCCCCAGCGCCTGGCGGATAATCTCGTCTTCGCGCTGGCGCACAGTTGCCTCCGGCGCCCACAGGGGGCTGCCCGGCACAGGGCTGGGTGCCTGCTCGGCACGATTGGTCCAGTAGTCACCGCGATTCTCGCTGCGGGCCTTGTTGTGAGTACTCATTTGTTGTTGCCCCAGAAGTTGGACCATTGTTCCGCCATCGCGGTTGCGATGCCGTCATAGGTGCGGCTGCGATACTTCCAACGCAGGTCGCACGGCGTCTCGCGATTCTGCCCGCTATCAGTCTGGTTTGCCCAACGCTCACGCCGTGCGCCAGTGACCTTGTCCACTACCACGCGGCCCGGCACACGCAGCGCGGGTTCTGCGACCAGCACCGGCAGGCCACGCAGCCAAAGGCATGTCTTCTTGCTCGCGTCGTCGCCGAACTCATACGGCTGGACGATCTGCGCAGCCTTGCCGATATGGCGCGACAAGACACCCACAGGGTTCTCCATGCACACGTGCGGCACGTCCAGCTCCCAGAACATGCGAGCGAACGCGATAGCCTCCACGCGCGCCGCTCTGCGCTCTTCGCCGTACAGGATGCCCGGGTTCATGTGTTTGCGCTGCTCGCTGACGTCCTTGTAGCACCACTCAGCCGAGCCCGTCAGGTATGTGCACGGCGGGTGCGCTATGACAAGATCGAAGGGCATACCCAGCAGGTCGCGCACATCGCCGCGGTAGTGGTACGGGCTGTCATCCTCGGCAGGCTCAAGGTCGCAGGATATGGCGTCATGACCCAGCGCGTGGAACGCCCGGCGCACAACGCCGGATGACTCACAAGCGACCAGCACACGCATTGGGCGGCTCACCACACTACCCTCGAGCTGGACGCTTCCAGCTTGCAGTTGTTGGCCCAGCAGCGCGCGTCGGCTGCCTTCATGCGGTAGGTGAGCGCCTTGAAGCACTCACCCTTGCGGTCCAGTGCACGGGCTGTGCGGTACGCTTCCTTGGCCATCTGCAGGTAGAACGCACGCTCGGCACGCTGCTGCAGGCTGTATGCTGTGGTGTTCATTTGCTTTGCTCTCCGCTCTTTGCTTTGGTGGCTGTGCGCTTGGCTTTCCAGTGGCGCACAAGGGCTCTCACGGTGTCACAGACCAGTGCTGTGACGATCAGGCCGACCACGATGCACAGTGCCACCCTGTCGCGCCTGCTGGTGTTTTTGGTGCTCATGGTCGGCCTCATTTGTCATCGTTTTCTATCACTCTTGGCTTAAATATAGTCTATGCACTGGGGTTGCCAATGACCGTTCATCGCCGCCATAACGTATAGGGATGTGGGGCGGATGTTTGGGGATTGGTAGGGATGATTTGGGTTGCGTGTGGAGTGGTTTTATTTAAAAGACTATCGATCTTGGCTGGTTGATAGAGGAAGTGTATGGGCATGTCTAAGATCTTAGCTCTGTGCTTGGGGTTGTTTAGCGGAGGTGCACATGGCTGGAAGCCACGGATCTTGGGGCTTTTCTCTTATTTGTTTATAGTTATTATAGATAAAAGAATAATAATAAAGCATATAGGTTAAAAATAAGGTATATATATTTGCGTAAGAGAGGGATCAAAAAATCTATGCAATGGTTAATTCCCCTAAACATTGTGCACTGAGCCAAGATCTTAGCCAAGCCTCCGGCAGCTGTGCACCGAGCCAACCCATTTTAAAACTTCGCCCATCACGCTTCCTTAAATTTAGCTTGGAGCCAAGACCCAAGCCCTCCCCCTGGCGAGCAGCACACACGCATCACGGCTCTTGGATTTATGCCCATCACCCTTTGGGCCAAGGGCTAAGCGCGCTGACCTTTCCTGGCTACCTGGCTGCTAGCTGGGTAGCATGTGGTGGGCAGCTGGGATCTGCGAGCTGAGAGCTGGGTTGGTTCATTGTGGCATGCAAGCGGCGTGCCAAGGGCCAGGCAGGCGGATCTCTGGTCGCAGCTGGCAGGTCGACCGGGTGGGGGGCCGGTCCGGGCTTTTGGCTGTCCGTGTAGCGGGACCAGGGGCAGAGAGATCCGAGCCAACTTCAGAAATCCGAGACGTGACAACTCCCCTCGCATCCCCTACACTGCAGTCACGCCCACCAAACAGGCCCTACCCATGAAAAATTCCGATAAAATTATCCTGACCATAGCCGTGATAGTAACGGTGCTCATGTTCCTGTCCATCATGGTGGGGATCATCGAATGACCAACATCATCCAGCTGCTCGAGTTCGAGGAAGGCTGGCGCGAGACCGCCTACCTGTGCACCGAGGGCTACCCCACCATCGGCTACGGCTTCAAACTCGGACCGAAAATCACTGGTCCCAAACCAGCCGCTCTCGCCAAGTGCCGCAAGCTCTACAGCTTCAAGCTGCCGAAGCCGGCCGGTGAGGTCTGGCTGATCGAGACCGCGCAGGCCAAGTTCGAGGACATGTGTGCGCTGCCGCACATCCTCAAGGCCGTAACCACCTGCCGTGAGGCGCACCCGGACACCCCGGACTACGCCAACCCGCGGACCTGCGTGCTGATCAGCATGGCGTTCCAGATGGGTGTCGACGGCCTGGCCGACTTTGTGAATACCCTGCGGCATATCGCCAACGCCGACTGGTTCCAGGCCGAAACCAACATGCTCAAGTCCAAGTGGGCAAGCCAGACCCCCAACCGTGCGCGCCGGCACGCCAGGCAGATGCGCAGCGGCGAGTGGGACCCGGAGTACAGCTGATGGCTCTAACCGAGAAACCCTGTGCAAACCCGGCCTGTGGTACGCTGTTCGTCGGTCGCGCCAACAAGCACTACTGCAGCGATCACTGCCGCTGGCGTAAGCATTCCGCCACCCACTACGAAGCCGTGAGGTCGACCATGCCGAAAGTCAAGGACCCGGAAGCGCAGCGCCGCGGCAAGGCCAACCGCGCCAAGGGTGCCCGTGTGGAGCGCGAGGTGTGCCACCTGATCCGCGACCTGACCGGCGACGACGTTTCCCGCAACCTGAGCCAGACCCGCGATGCCGGGGGCGACGTGAAGTGGGGACCGTTTTACCTCGAGGTGAAGTACCAGCAGACCCTGGCCTTGCCGGCATGGCAGCGGCAGGCGACCGAAAGCGCGGCGAAGGACGTCGACCAACTTGTGCCGGCGGTTGTGTACCGGCGCCCGAACGAGCATTTCTGGGTGGCCATGCCGTTTCACACTTTCGTGATGATGTTCGACATGATGCGCAAGCGGATTGCCGAGCTGGAGCGCGGTCAAGAGGCCAACGCGGCCATTCAGGCCACCGTCGACCAGGTAGCGCCGGAATGAGCGAAGAGATCAAGCTGCACCTGATCCAGCGGGTCATGCCCCCGGACCCCTTGGCCGAAAAGCGTAAGCGCGACCGGGAGAACGGTCGGATCGCGGCGCTCGAGTTTGCGAATGAGGCCCTTCTGGAGACCGTGGCTGTGATGCGGTCGACGAAGGACCCATCGATCAAGCTCAAGGCAGCCAAGGAGATCATGAACCGTGCATGGGGCACGCCGAAGAACGTCGAGGACGAGTCCAAGGCCATGGCGAACCGCTCGATGCTCGAGGTGCTGGCCACCATCAGCACCGAACTGGCCGCGCTGGAGCACCAACCGGACGAGCCTGTGCACCAGCAGGTCCAAATCGAGGATGACAATGCGCTTGAAGCCCTACTTTTGCCGGAAGAACCTGAAGATGAGCAAGATGAGCAGTCTTGAAGGCCCCCGTGAGGCCCTGGCAGCCTCTCTGACGCATTTTAACGCTACGGTACGGGCCTACCTAGCGCCCCACCACGAAATCGTCGTAAAACGCGCCGTTGACGCCATCCTGAGGGCCACCGCCGATTACACGAAAGCGTTCCATGAGGCCGAAATCGAGTGCCAGGGCAAGGTAGTGGTGCCCCGTTATCTCAGCGAGGACATGTACAAGGCCTTGAGGGAGAACGATGATCCGGTGCACGCCTGGCGCGACCTGATTCGGCGTCTGGAGACCCAGAATGGGTGACTCGATCCTGTACCAGGGGGATTCCATCGAGATGCAGAAGCGGGCGCAGCTGACGTTGGCGCACTGGCGGGCGCACCCCGAGGTTTTCGTGCGCCAGGTGCTGGGTGTCACCGACATCGAAAAGTGGCAATTTCGGCAGCTGTGCGACTTGGTGAAGCATGATCACCACTCGATCAGATCCGGCCACGGCGTGGGCAAATCCGCGCTGCTGAGCTGGGCGATCCTGTGGTACACGTCGACCCACTTCCCGTGCAAGGTGCCGTGCACCGCCCCGACCAAACACCAGATCGAGGACGTGCTGTGGGGCGAACTGGCGCTGTGGCGCCGCAAGATGAAACAGGGCCTGTCCGATCTGTTCGAGGTGACGAGTGAGCGCATGTATTTCAAGATGGCTCCGGAAGAGTGCTTCGCTGTGGCACGCACGGCGCGGGCGGACAACCCGGACGCCCTGCAAGGTTTTCACTCGGAAAACATACTGTTCGTGGTGGATGAAGCGTCTGGCGTGCCCGATGAAATCTTCCAGCCACTGGAGGGTGCGCTGTCCACACCAGGTGCCAAATCCATCATGGCTGCGAACCCGACGCGTGTGCGGGGGTATTTCTACGACTCGCACCACCGTAATCGGGCGCAGTTTAATTGCGTCCGTGTGTCGTGTGAAGATTCGTCGCGGGTTAGCCCGAACTATATCGAGAAAATGCGCGCCCAGTACGGCACGGAATCGAACGTGTACCGTGTGCGGGTACTCGGCGATTTTCCGAGTGAAGCGTCGGACGTACTGATCCCCCTGAGCGCTGCCGAAGCGGCGGTGGAACGGGATGTGGAAGTCACCGACCACGTTTTGCCGATCTGGGGGCTGGACGTGGCCCGCTACGGCGAGTGCCTGAACAGCCTGGCGAAGCGCCGGGGGAACACCCTGCTGGAGCCGATCCGGACATGGGGCAACGTGTCGACGATGATCACCGTCGGCAACCTGGTGCAGGAATACGAGAACACCCCGATCTGGGAGCGGCCTCATGAAATCATCATCGACGTGGTGGGTGTGGGTGGCGGCGTGGTGGACCGGGCGATTGAGCTGGGGCTGCCGGTGCGCGGGGTGAACGTCGGCGAGGCGCCGCCCAAGGGCGACTCCAAGCGGTACCAGAATCTGCGCGCCTGGCTCTGGTGGCAGATGCGCGAGTGGTTTGTGGGCCTCGGTTGCACGATCCCCAAGGAGATGAGCGATTTCCTGATCGCCGAGCTGACGGATGTGCACTACGCGCTGACGTCGACCGGCAAGATCGCCATCGAGGGCAAGAAGGAAATGCTCGAGCGCGGCGTGCCGTCGCCAGACCGCGCGGATTCGCTTATGCTGACTTTTGCCGGCTCGCTTGTGACCACCGACGAGTTCGAGGCCCAGCGTAGCAAGATGCGGCCCAAGAAGAAGCGCAGTTTCATGTCTAGCTGAGGGTGACACCATGCAGATTGTCAAGTTCCCCGAGATGGCCAAGCCGGAGTACATGACGGCGTCGGATTGGCTGCGCAGGGTAGCAGACCTGATCGAGGAGGACCACGGTAAGGAAGTCTTCCTGTCCGTGGGTGTGATAACCTTCGACGCTACCGACGGTTCGGGGTTCTTCTACAACACGCCGGGCGAGGAAGAACGCGTCCTGCAGGAAATCGGCATCCTTGAACTGGCAAAAAACCACCTGATTCGCACCGCGATGGAGTAACCAGAATGGCCCGTGACGAGAGCGCCCAGAGCGAAGACGAACTGGTCACATGGGCCAGATCGCGTATGAGCGAACACACCGAGGCGACCGGCGACTGGCGCAGCCAGGCCAATGATGCTTTTGGGTGCGTCGCGGGCGACCAGTGGGACGAATCGGTGCGCAACGACCTGGAGGCCGAGGGCCGACCGGTGTTCACCTTCAACCGCGTCGCAGGCTTCATCCGCGGCATTTGCGGTCTGGAGACTTCCACCCGCAACGAAGTCCGCTTCTACGCCCGTGAGCAGGGCGACAACGGACTGGCCGACGTGGTGAATGCCGCAGCCAAGTGGGTGCGCTCCAACTGTGATGCCGAAGACGAAGAGTCGGACGCATTCAAGGACATGCTGATTTGTGGCATCGGGTGGACCGAAACCCTGTTCACCACCGAAGAAGATCCGGATGGGCAGATTGTCATCGAAAGGGTGGACCCGCTGCACATGCGCTGGGACCCGGCCGCGCGCAAGCGGGGGCTCGCCGACCGGCGCTGGTGTGGGCGGATCAAGTGGTTGCCGGTGAGCACCATCCGCGACGTGTGGGGCGATGCCAAGGCCGATGAGGTCGAAAGCATGATCGAGACCGACACGGAAATCCTCGAGGAGTTCTCCTCTACCCCGCACGATGCCACCGCCGCGCACGAGTACGACGCCGACTCGCTGGGCCAGGCCCGGCGGCGCGCCGGCATCCCTGTCGTGCAATTCCAGTACGCCAAGACCGCCACCTTCTACGCTGTGACGAACCCGGCCACCGGTGCGCGGGAAGAGTTGTCCGAGGAGGACTACCGGCGCTTGGTCGAGCGCGTCGGCGATGTGCTCAACGGCCAGAAGTTCAGGAAGCGCCAGTACCGCCAGCTGATCTACTCCGGCACCGTCAAGCTCGAGGAGGGCCCGCTGCCGAGCGACGGGTTCACCTTCCAGCCGATCACCGGCATCCGCGACCGCAACAACGGCATCTGGTACGGGTTCGTCCGTGACATGCTCGACCCCCAACGCTGGATCAACAAGTTCTTTTCCAGCATGGCCGACGTCGTGGCGAGCCAGGCGAAGGGTGGCCTGCTGGCCGAAACCGACGCCTTTGTGAACCGCCAGAACGCGCAGGAGGACTGGGCCGACCCGCGGTCCATCGTCTGGTTGAAGACCGGCGCACTGGCGGGCGGCAAGGTGAAGGAGCGCACGTCCAGCGGCATCCCGGCGGGCTTTTCCCAGTTGCTCGAGTTCACCGTTGGGTCGCTGCCGCATGTGGCCGGTGTCAACCTGGAGTTCCTGGGGCTGGCCGGGCGCGAGCAGGCCGGGGTGCTCGAGAACCAGCGCAAGCAGGCGGCAATCGCCACCCTGGCCGAGTTTTTCAACGCACTGCGCCTGTACCGCAAGCAGCAAGGCAGGATTTTGCTGAAATTTATCAACGAATTCATGAGCGATGGGCGCCTGATCCGTGTCGTTGGCAAGAAGGACGAGCAATTTGTGCCCCTGATCCGCCAGCCGGACTGGATCAAGTTCGACATCGTGGTCGACGAAGCGCCGAACAGCCCAGACCAGAAAAACCGGACCTGGGAAGCCCTCATGCAGATCCTGCCGACCGCGGCCAAGATGGGGTTCCCGATCCCGCCGAGCATCGTCGAGTACGCGCCGTTCCCACAGGCACTTGTGCAGGAGTTTCAGGAGTTCGCCCAAGGCGAAGCCGGTCTGCCGCCTGAGATGAAGGAGCGAATCCAGCAGATGCAGGAGAAAATGGCCGCGCAGGAGGAGGAGATTAAAAAGCTCTCCTCGAAGAAGGAAGAGAGCATGGCGCAGTTGCAGTTCAAGCAGGTCGAGTCGCAGCAGGACATGCAACTCGAGGTGCAGAAGCTGCAGATGCAGATGCAACTGGAGCGCGAAAAGTTCCAGCAGGAGATGGCCCTGGAGCGCGAAAAGGTGTCCGCCCAGCTGGCCCTGGAGCGCGAAAAGGCCCTCGGCCACGCCCAGCTGGAACGCGAGAAAGCAGCCACCCACGCCGGGATCGAACAGGAGAAAATCCGCTCCAACGCCGACCTGGAGCAGGAGCGCATGTACCTGAGCAGCGCTGGTGAAGGAGGCGAGGGTACCGAAGGTGGTGCGAAGCGCCCGGCCAGCCTTGCCCAAGCCATGGCCGACGCGCAGACTGAGACACGCGAAGCGCTGAACGCGCTTGCCCAAGCCATGGCCGAGCTGGCCAAGGCACAACGAGCACCACGCAAGGTTATCGACGGCAAAGGCCGCGAGATCACCGTAACCACTGGAGATTGATATGGCCGTACAACTCAGCGTAACGGCGCGGAACGACCGCCTCAACGCAATCGAGACCACTGTGGGCACCGCCCCGCTGCTGACTCTGCGCACCGGTGCCGCACCGGCCAACTGCGCCGCCGCCGACACCGGGACCCTGCTGGCCACCATCACCCTGCCGTCCGACTGGCTCGCCGCCGCTGCGTCCGGCGCCAAGGCTCTGGCGGGTTCGTGGGCTGGGACTGGGGCCGCTGCTGGCGATATCGCCCACTTCCGCATCAAGGACAGCACCGGTACCACCACGCACATACAGGGCACCGTGACTGCGACAGGTGGTGGTGGGGACATGACTGTGAACAACGTCACCATCGCAGTTGACCAATCCGTGTCCGTGACTACCTTCACGATGACCGACGGGAACGCCTGATGGCCACCGTGTGGACGAAGGAACTCTTCGACCTGGCGTACAACGTCAGCGCAGAGCCCGGCGGCCACCCGGCCAGCCGCGCGGAAGTGCGCCTGCACTACAACCGCGCCGCCCTGTACCCGACGATGCTGGCGCGCGCCCAGCGCTTCATCGAGGTCCTGGCGCTCACCCCCGCCGACCGCATTGTGGTTGTCGGGTGCGGGTTCGGGTGGACCGTTGAGGCGCTGCAAAGCCTCGGGATGACTGTGGTAGGGTGTGATATCTCAGCCCATGTGCAGAGCAGCAAGAACGCCACCGAGGACACTGAGGTCGACGACGCTGTGCGCGCCGCCGGGCTCGACCCCATGGCCGGCGACGGGCTCACGGTTGCCACCCGCTTGAAGGATGGAGGCCCTCGAGCGCGTGTCGCGGTGCTCAACGAAGACAGCACCAGCAACCAGAGCCGCAACCGGGTGAAGACTGTGCTCGGGTCCAACCCGACAGTGGTTATCACCGAGGACGTTGTAATCTCGCTGACCGACACCGAGTGCGCTGCGCTGCAGACCAACATCGCCAGGTACGCGACTGGCGTACGCGTGGTGCACTACCTCACCGAGCTGGCCAACCCCAACCCGCCGTTCAACTTCAACAGCAAGACCGCCGAAGAGTGGAAAGCGATTTTCCCAACTTCGACAATCATTGCCGTTGGTGGAAAGGATAAGGTCCTCTAATGGCACTTCCCACGACGATGGCGGGGCTGCAGGACAACATTGGTTATGTAACCAAACCCTTTATCTCGTCTGCTGGGAATGTGTACGCGTTTGGCCGTGTAGGGTCCGTCACCGACACATTGCGCGCAGTCAAGGCGACCGACCCGACGTCGAGTTTTTCCGCGGTCGGTACCGACGTTGAAATGGTCGATACTGTGGCGATGAATAACACAATCGATGCTTTCCAAGTCGGTGATGTTATCCATATCGTGACCGGCACCGGTGGTGCGTCTGCATTTTATATTCACTACCACACGTTTAACATGGCAACCGACGCGTGGGTAATTACCAATGAAGTAGTCAAGGCAAACTTCCCACTGATAAACCTCACACACGAAAATAGGGGTGTCGGTATTGTAGTGCGCTCGGACGGCGATGTTATAGTCCTGTATAACGGCCTATATGACACCATAGCGTCCAGCAACTACCCGCGCGTAAAGTATGCCCGCAGGGAGTCTGGGACTTGGACCATCGACGTCGCCGTCGACAACGGCGGCACAATTCCGTGGTTGAGTGGCGGGGCTATTCTCGGTTCCAGCGACCGCACACACTTTTTCTTTAGTAACTTCAACGCGGACGATGACTACCAACGGGCGCTCACCAGTGCAAACGTACTGGAGACTTTCCCGGCTGCGTTCGATACCGCAGTAAACACCAACGGCAGGGAGCAGCAGGGCACGAGTTATGAAAGTGGTGGCGTGACCAAAGTAAGGTACCCCTATTCAGATTCAGACACCACAAACATATCCAGTGCAAAATTTGACTCCGCCGACGCCCCCACTATAACCGAGGATTTGGACATTACCGGCACGTCCGGTACTTTGAACGTCTACTTCATGAGTTCGTTCGCCGCGGACGGAACAACACTTTGGCACACATACCTGTCTACTGTGTTCGGCGACATATTCACCCAATCCAACGCGGATGATGCAGGGTGGAGTGGCGTAACGTCGTTCTACAACCCGGCATCGGCGGTTAACTCGGTAAAAACGAACATCTTCACGCGCGGGAGCAATGTTGTTCTCGCAATGTCCTTTGCAATAACTGGCACGGACGCGCAGTACCACGAGAAAGTTCTTCGCGCCGTCTCGACGAGCATTACCGGGTCTGCAGCGTTCACCCTGGACGCCCTCACCCTGGCGTCCACCGGCGCCGTAGGGAGTATCACTGGGTCCGCAGCGTTCACCCTGGGTGCCCTCACCCTTGCGTCCACCGGCACCACAGGAAGCATTACCGGGTCTGCAGCGTTCACCCTGGGTGCACTCACCCTTGCGTCGACCGGCACCACAGGAAGCATTACCGGGTCTGCAGCGTTCACCCTGGACGCCCTCACCCTGGCGTCCACCGGCGCCGTAGGGAGCATCACTGGGTCCGCAGCGTTCACCCTGGGTGCACTCACCCTTGCGTCGACCGGTGCAGTGGGGAGCATCACTGGCTCAGCCGCGTTCACCCTGGGTGCGCTCACCCTGGTGTCAGTCGCTGATGTGGGTGCAGCAAGCATCACCGGGTCCGCCGCGTTCACCCTCGGTGCACTCACCCTTGCGTCAACCGGCACCGTGGGGAGCATTACCGGGTCCGCAGCGTTCACCCTCGGTGCACTCACCTTGGTGTCGGCCGCTGAACTGGACACTCCCGAGGTCGAGGAACCGGTTGCCGACTCGTCGGCGGGTTCGAGCGGTGCGCGCCGCAAATTCAAGATTCCTGAGGAGACCGCGGAAACATGGTCCCTGGACAAGGTATTCGACACCCCGCCGCCCGCGCTGCCTGAGGACATGACCGACAGGGTTGTACACACCCCAGCGCTCACCCTGACCTTGGCCAACGCCGCGGCCCGAATCCCTG